TTGGGGATGTGGATTTAACGTATCTAAGTGATCTTGATCTGCTTTAATACGCGCATTACGTTCGTTATCAATTATTGATTGAACGATATCCACCGCAGCATCTAAATCATCTTTACCAGCCAATGCATCAAACAATTGACGACGTTTCTCTGGATCTAAAGTAATGCCTCTAAGCTCAAGTAGATTTGCCAATTCTTCTTGTATGGTATTGAGAAAATCTGGCGTGAGATAAGTTGCATCTTGTCCACTTAAATCTGAATTGTCATGAAAGCCCGTTTTACCAGCTCCGTTTACGTCTGGACGTGCGTTTACGCTATCAATTCGTTTCATACTTGTTCCTTGATGTCATACCGCAAATATGCTGGTAAATAGTTTTCAATAATGCAGCCCATGTCAGCTTTAACTGGCGCTTTTAAGATGAGTTTGACTTTAAACCGTAGGCTTTCTGTGTTGACTGGAGACGTACATGGTGCTGTGCATTGCATTGGCGTGTAACGTACTAAATCAATTAACTCCACACCAAACAGCGCTAAAAGTTCTTCTAGATAAGTCCGATTAAGGACGTTTTTAGTTTTCTGAACCCATTGAATGATCTGTAATCTTTCTTCAATAGTTTTTGAGCCATTTACTGTGCATTTGAGTGGTAGACCTAACGACTGCTCGTATTCATCCAGTAGCTCAACAGAAATACCTTCTATAAATGAAAGCAATCGTTTTGCGTCCAAATCCGCTTGTGCAAGTACTTTTGCGTGTGCATAGATGTCATCTGCAATATTTGTATTTGGTGAAGTGTCATAACCACCTACAGGTAATAATTGACGAAGTACTGAAGCATATAGCTCAACAGTTTGATCAAATGTCATGCGTAATCCACCGTCAAATTACCAATACGAAGCCAACCAGTAATAAGGTTGGTATTTATTGGCGCTAGATTGGTATTAGGCGTGATCTGTACATCAGCCACGCCCGCTAACTCTTTAATACGGCTGATTAGAGTTGTTATTACAAAAGGTTCGGCTGGCTTTAATTGCCCGACATATTCACGTACAACTTGCTCAACAACTTCCAGCCCAACAGAGCCTGTCACCAGAACACTAAGGTTTATATATTCTTTGGTTGGTGCATAAGCTCTTACATCAGCCCAGAAACCTGAATATTCTTCTAAAACTGCCTGAACAGCAGCTAATAAAGCACTACTTGGTGAGTTAGGCGGATTACCAGCAGCTGTAACTGCAACATCTAATGAACCAAGGCCACGACGTTTGGGAAAAATAAAAACATCTGCAACGCCTGATACATCTTTAACAATTCGTTCTAGATCAGCTTCACGATCACGAATTAAACCAAGCGCTTCCTTTGCCTGCATGCGTTGACGCCAAGCTTCTACTTCCTCAACATCAATGCCACCCGACATTTCAATAACATCGACCTGAGCGGCTACACCTGCTAAAGGGCTAACCCATAACAACTGTTGACCATCAAAGTTCCAGCTCACGCCAGCCTGTTCAGCAATGACTTGAATTTCTCTTGTTTTATTTGCACTCAGTTGCTCTTTGTACAAGGTGAGCCAATAACGACCTTTGCCATCTGTAAGTTTTGTACCAGCTGGAATAGTTACAGCAGTATTTGAAATGGCTTTGACACGTCCCGTAGCTTTAGAACCACCGTTGCGTGGACATTCCAGACGTACAGCATGTAAATAAAGGAAAGGTTCATCAGCTGTAGCAACGAACATCTGTTTTTGAATGTAGAGTTGATGATGGTACAAACCTTCTACTACTGAGGCGGTACCATCTGCACGGATCGCTGCATCGGAATCATCATTAATCGTTAAACCAGTCCTGTTTCTGATTTCCTGAACAATATCCTGACGAAGCTGAGAAAAACTTTTTATTGAAAACGCCATATCAACCACCTACAGCCACAAAATATGGAATTGTTTGCTTTTCACCAGTTAGCTTTGTTACTTCAATAAGCAAATCAACTTGGCTTTGCATCGTTTGAGTGGCCTTTACTACTACTGAAGCAAGACGATCTGGCACTAAGTCAGCTAAAGCTTCTTCAGCATATTGCTGCTCTAACTGGACAATACGTGGCACATCCTTTGAACGACGTAATGTATAAGAACGGCTCCCTATGTTTTTATCCTTCCAATACTTGCGACGATGTATGTTTAAACGCTGACAAACAGCCTGTACCACATCATCTTTAAATGCCTCATCAAGGCTGAGTAGCACATAATCTTTTGTTTCTAAGTTAATAGTTCCCATAACTACTCCATAGGTTCTGATGGTGGTGGGCTATTGCCATGTGTATGAGGGTTATAGGCATCACGCATTCTTGCATTGATCCTGTTTTATCTGAAATGTCTTCTGTGGCTTTGATATAGCCATCTACATCGACATTTCCTTTCATTTTGATGCCGTCTTTTTTGAGCCAGATTGAATGACCGAATTGATCGTAAAGACAGGTTTCACCTTCAGAAACATTGATAACTACAGGGCCACCCGTAGTTGCAATGACAATTGAACGCGAAGTTTTTCCCTGAAGCGGTAACACCACAACACGTGAGCCTTCAGGGATATAAGAGCTAAGACCGACTTGTTGAAATAATTCGACTTCCTGAAGGGTCTCGTCAGGTAAACCTGTCAACTGAAGTACTTTTGAACCACCACGCGCCACAATGCCTTGAAATGACTGTCTGATTTGGCCTAAAGCCTTGTTAATTTGGCGTTGCACCATCTGAATCATTTGTTTTTCTCCTTTAAAATTAAAGGATTTGCCCAGTCGCCTTGGCGCTTTAGCAGCAGCTTGGTGGTTTTGCCTTCTTGACGCGATAAATTAAAAGTACAACCCACCACAGCCCATTTTGCTGTGGCACGGCTTAAAGCATTAGTTTCAATGTTTACATACCAGCCAGTAGCCCAAACCTTTCCATCAATCTGCCAATCAGGAACAACGGCAATCATAGTGTTGGCTTCAAAATCATTGTCTTTTTTAATTTTCTCAAGGGCCGCATCAGCTTCAGCTTGGGTTTCAACATCACTCAAAGTGACGATTTTCAGACGATTAAAGCTGTATTGAGTTTTCGCAGTGGTTTCTGAAAGAATGTGCTGACCGTTACCATCCTGACTAAGCACCTTGATTTCACTAAAAACATTAGAAACGTCATTGGTGTATTGCAGGCTTAAAACGTTGTTATCGTTGTTTAAAGGCTTAATCAGTTTTAAAGATGTTTTAACGTAATAAGGATTTGCGAATGGATCGCCAACCACCAACTTGCCGTCTGGCTCTAACCAAACGTGTTGGCCTGTGACCTGTGCAGCTTTAATAAGTGCATCCCATAAGGATTCTGAAGGCTCTATTGATACTTTGTTCTTCAGCCAAGCATTATTTTGAATAGAAACATCGTGGAAGAGTGAACCAAGGTCACCATTCAAAATAAAACGACCAATAAGCTCTTCAAGCGTAATTTGACGGCCATTAAAGATAGGAACTGAGCAATCGATTAATTGACCAACTAAATCACGACCAGATATTTCAAGGCCATAGCCATCACGGTTAATTCCTTCCTGCACACGGTCTGCAATTGATGTGAGGATCAGTTGATTCGCAAAATAAAGCTGAACATGACTACCACCAGAAATACCCTCAGGTAAAGGCTGACCGTTTTTATGAAAAAGATTAAGGCTCCAGTTCTCAGCTGGAGTATCGATCTGGCTGTCTGCAACAGCATTATTCCAGCCTGCAATCTCGTATCCACCAATGACCAGCTTGATTTCATTGCCTTGGTTATCTTGCATAGACTGTGACCTCCATACCTACTTGAAGGACAGCTGGATTAATCAAATCCTGATTTAAACGCAAGATTTCATCTGCACGGCTCATGTCCTGATACAAATAATGAGCAAGCCAATGCAAGGTACATGGAACAGGTACGCGGACTTTAGTAATTGGTGGACGTGTTTCTATTAATTCTTGAATTTGAAGATGGATCTGGTCAGCAGCTTCTTTATAGACCTGAATCTGAGCAATATTTTCAAATGTAGAACCTTCACGCTCTTCATTAATAGCCTGTTGTAGAGCTTTACGGACGCTTTGACGAACCACAGCAAGCTCCAATGGATTGAAGCTTATCGTGCTGTTTTCAGCCATTTCTTTACGTGTAGTGCTTACGACTTGTTGAGCAACAGCAATATTGCTGGCGATATATGTGGCACGCCATGTCTGTTGTAATTCTGGAGACTCATCATCTTGAAAAAGTTTTTCAAAACGGTTCACACGGTTAATGACATCGCGCCACTGAGAAATGGCAGAAATATTGGTGTCGAAAGTGACCAGTTTAGTGATGTCATCAACCAATCCAACCGCCCAATCTTTAGGCGATAAAATATCCTCTACGCCTTCTTTGACAATACCCATGTATTTACGGGCAGTTTCTAGGCCATTGCGGATATGATTGACTGTTTCAAATAGTTTGTTGTTATCAGAGAGTTTAAGCTTATCCAGTGCCTTTTCTAACGCGCTGGTCGGTGTATCAACAATCTTGGTTGGTGCAATAGTTGCAGGGGTAGAAACAGGAATAAATAGAGGTTTTTCTTCAGATTCAGCTTCAACAAATTCAATCGCAATACCACAGAAATCAACGTTGTTAGCATCATGTTGAAAACGGTATGTATTCACATAAACATTCATAATGCCGTGAACGGGATGAATTAATTCCCCAGCACCAGTTGCCCTGAGTGCAGCAACCAATGCATCCATCGATTGCTTATAGTCAGTTCCAGAATAAATAG